TAAAAGTTTCTTGTGGTAATGATAGAAATATTATTACTTCTATAATTAATAGAATTGCAGTAGATTGTGCATCAATTGATATTCGTCATGTAAAACTTGATGATTCTGATAGATTTGCATCATATGTTAAATCATCATTAGATGACTGTCTAACTATCGAAGCAAATATTGATCAGACTGGTAGAGGATTAATAGAAGATATTGTTCTATCAATGCTCGATGATGGAACAACAGCTGTAATACCTATTGATACTAGTTCTAATCCTATAACAGGAGCATTTAACATATATTCTTTAAGAGTTGGTAAAATCATAGAATGGAAACCTTCTTTTATAAAGGTTAGATGTTATAATGAAAGAACTGGTAAGAAAGAAGAAATCTGGGTGGCAAAAGCTACTTCCGCTATCCTTGAAAATCCTTTTTATGCAGTTATGAATGATACAAATTCTACTGCTAGGAGACTTTCAAGAAAATTAAGTTTGTTGGATTCTATTGATGAAAAGAAGAATTCTAATAAACTAAACATGGTTATTCAGTTACCTTATGTAACTCGTAACGAAATGAAACAAAGACAAGCTGAAGAGAGAGTTAAAAATCTCGAAAATCAACTTGAAAATTCTCCTCATGGTATAGCATATTCCGATGGTACGGAAAAGATTATACAGTTGAATAGACCTTTGGATAATGGAATTATTGATGAGGTTAAGTATCTCACCGAACAACTTTATCAACAGTTAACCATGACTCCAGGAGTTCTTGACGGAACTGCAGATGAAAAAACCATGAATAACTATTATTCTAGAACTGTAGAACCAATAATGAACTGTATAGTCGAGGAAATGAGAAGAAAATTTTTAACCAAAACTGCAAGAACTCAGGGTCAGTCAATAATGTACTTCAGAGATCCATTTAAGCTTGCTCCGATTAGTTCGGTTGCAGAACTTGCTGATAAGTTCACTAGAAATACTATTATGACTGCAAATGAAGTTAGACAGGCTATTGGTATGGTACCTTCTCAGGATCCTAGAGCCGATGAGCTTAAGAATGCTAATATTTCTGAAGCAAAAGATCAGGAACATATTAATGTAAATGGTCAGGATATGGATGGATACTATGAAGAAGATTATGATCCTAATCAAAATTATTGAAGAAAGGAGAATTTTTCAAAATGGGATTAAACCTGAAAGAGAAGCCCGATTTTGGTGGTTGGGCTACAGTGTATGATGTCAAGTGTGGTGATGGTCGTACTTTAAGAAAAGGTGCTTTCTCAGGCCAGAATGGTATGAGAGTTCCTATAGTATATAATCATGATCATAAAAACCTTGACTCAGTTCTTGGGCATGCCTATCTTGAAGAGAGAGATGAAGGTATCTATGCATATGGTTATCTTAATGACTCTTATGAAGGCCAGGCAGCAAAAGAGCGTGTAAAACATGGTGATATTGCTTCCCTTTCCATTTATGCCAATAAGCTTAAAGAAAAAGCGGGTGATGTTTATCATGGTGTAATTAGAGAGGTTAGTTTAGTACTTGCTTCAGCTAATCCTAAAGCATATATAGACAATGTATTAATGCATAGCGATGAAGATGCTGAAGATGAATGGTCAGCACAGATGTGTTTTAACGAACCTATCGATACGGAATTTGTCCTCGTTCATTCAGAAGATTATGAAGAAGAGGAAGATTATGAAGAAGAGCCACAGGAGGAAGAAGAAATGGCAGATTTAACAGTTGGTGAAGTTTATGATTCAATGACTGAAGAACAGCAGGCAGCTGTAGACGCTATTGTAGACGAAGCAATTAGCAATGCACTTGATGCATATGATGAAGAAATGGGCTACAATGATGAAGAAGATTACGATGAAGGAGAAGAAGACGATATGGTACAGCATAACGCTTTTGAAAATGATCTTGATGGATACTATGGCGAGAACATTCATGTTCTTAATCACAGCGAAATTGAAGATATGTTTAAAGACGCAAAGCAGCTTGGTTCTTTAAAGCAGGCTGTTCTTGCGCATACCGATGATTATGGTATCGAGAATATCGACTATATGTTCCCTGATGCTAAACTTAATGAGGGTGATCCCCAGTTTATTAAGAGAAAAGATGATTGGGTAAGTAAGGTTATTTCCGGTACATCTCATTCAGCATTCAGCAGAATTAAGTCTTTATTTGCTGATATTACAGAGGATGAGGCTCGTGCTAAAGGTTATATTAAGGGCAACCTGAAGAAAGAAGAAGTATTCACAATGCTCAAGAGAAAGACCGAGCCTACAACTGTTTACAAGAAACAGAAGATTGATCGTGACGATGTCATTGATATTAAAGACTTTGACGTTGTTGCAATGATTAAGAGAGAGATGAGAGAAATGCTTGATGAGGAAATTGCTCGTGCAATCCTTGTCGGCGATGGAAGACCCAACTCATCCGATGATAAGATCAAAGAGGCTAATATTCGTCCTATCTGGAAAGAGGAAGAACTCTTTGTTGTTAAGAAGACTGTTGATGTTGCTGCTAATGCCAGCGCAGATACAAAGGCTAAGACATTTATTCGTACAGCTATTAAAGCTCGTAAGGATTACAGAGGTTCAGGAAATCCTTCACTCTTCTGTACAGAAGATCTCCTTACAGATATGCTTCTGCTTGAAGATAACATGGGTCGTCCTATGTATGATACAGAAGAGAAGCTTAGAACTAAACTTCGTGTCAAAGAGATTATCCCGGTTCCTGTTATGGAAGGCCTTGTAAGAGATGACAAGGGTGAAACAAGATCTCTTATGGGAATCATTGTTAACCTTTCTGACTACAAAGTAGGTACTGATAAGGGCGGTCAGATCAATATGTTCGATGATTTCGATATTGATTACAACCAGCAGAAATACCTTATGGAAACAAGGATGTCTGGTGCTCTTGTTAAACCTTTCTCGGCTATTATTCTTGAAGAAGCTATTAATGTAACACTTACAACAACCCCTACCGATCCTAGCGCAACAAGATATGGTAAGGAAGTAGATGATCTTCAGTCTAATATTGAAATCAATGAAGGTTCTCAGCAGATCACAGGTACATTAAGATACGTTACCGGTTATACAGGATATTCAGGAGATACAAGCCTTCAGTCTGGTAACTATTTGGCACTTGATTTCTCAGCTACACCTGCAGATACTGCTGTCGTCACAGTTGAAGTAATTGGTGGTGCTTCTGAAGGAAATCCTATAACTGTTGATGATGGATACTGTGTATTTAGAATCACTGATAAGAAACAGAAGATCAAAGTTACAGCTACAAACGGTGATAATGTCATCGTACGTACTTACGGTCTTGGCAGCTTAAAGCTTAAAGCTAACGCTTAATTTGTTATAAACACAATTCTTTACAAATAAACGCCGAAAAATTCAAAATGGGGTGAAAGTTATGAAATGGTATGGTAACATAGGTTTTGCTACATCAGTTGAAAAGGTTGTTAATGGTCAACCTACAAGTGTATGGGAAAACCGTATCACAGTCAAACAATATTATGGTGAGCTTTCGAAGCCGGTAAACAAATGGAATACGGGCTCTGGTGAAAACGATGATAAGAGTTTCAGTTCCCAACTTTCCATCGTAAGCGATCCATTTGCCAATGAAAACTTTCACTCCATTAAGTATGCAGAGGTTAAAGGTGTTAAGTGGAAAGTTGAAGCTGTTGAAATAATTAGACCAAGATTACTTTTAACGTTGGGAGGTAAATATGTAAATGGATAAGCGCCTTTCGCTTGATGAAAAGTTAAGATTCGTTCTCGGCTCAAATAATGTATATTTTCAACCTCCCGAAACGTTAAAAATGGATTATCCTTGCATTAGATATGCTAAAGTTAGACCTATGGTCGAGCATGCGGATAATAAAAAATATTTTAATAAACGTCATTACGAACTTACTGTAATCGATCCAGATCCTGATACAAATATTCCGGATTTGTTAGTTGAATATTTTCAGTATTGTTCTATTGATAGATACTATGTCTCAAATAATTTAACGCACTGTGCGTTGGATTTATATTATTAAAGCAAAGGAGAATAAAAATGTCTACAGTTAATAATGCTTTAACATGGGATAAACCTGGTGAAAGACTTTATGAAACTGGTGTAGATCATGGAGTTTTCTATCCCATTAATCAGTCAAATGAATATAAGCCCGGTGTTGCATGGAATGGTATTACCTCTTTTCAGGAAAATCCTTCAGGTGCAGAACCTACAAAACTTTATGCTGACAATATTCAGTATAATACTATGATTTCACTTGAGGAGTTTGGAGCAACTCTTGGTTGTTATACATATCCTGATGAATTTGAACCTTGTAATGGTCTTGCGCCTCTTGGTGATGACACAGTTGGTGTAGTAGCAAGCCAGCAGGAAAGAAAGAAATTTGGTTTATGTTACAGAACGAAGATTGGTAATGATACACAGGGTCAGGATTATGGTTATAAGCTTCATCTTGTTTATGGATGTTCTGCTAAACCTTCTTCAAGAACTCACAATACTGTTAATAACAGTCCTGAGGCAGAGGAACTTAGTTATGAGATCACATCAGATCCTATTCCGGTTTCAGATAGTCCTTCAGAGAAGTTAAAACCTACTTGTCATTTGATTATTGATTCTACAAAATTCGTCACAGCAGATCAGAAAGCTCTTCTTGCAGCACTTGAGAAGAAATTATATGGCGATCCTGAAGCAGCATCAGCTTCTGAAGGACTTCCTTATCTTCCTCTTCCTGCAGAAGTTAGATCAACACTTACTCCCGCTTAAATTAAGTGGATTTTTTCAAAATGGGGGCTCTTTAATTAGGGCCTCCTTTTTTTAAAGCAAAATTAATAAAGGAGACAAATTATGGTAATCGAAAAAGTTAAATGTGAAAATTTATTTACCGGTGAAGAAGAAGAGATTACTCTTTATTTTCATCTTACAGAAGCAGAATTAACAATGCTTAATCTTTCTAGTAATAATAGACTTGCATCTTTTAAAGAAGATGATCCTAAGAATACTTTAGAAGAGAATATTAAGCTCTTTGAAAAAATAATTGCTAAAGCAATCGGTAGAAGAGATGAATTTGGTAATTTTATTAAGAATGATCAGATTAGAGATTCGTTTCTTTGCAGTCCTGCATACTCAGCATTTCTTTCAAAGTTGATTTCTGGAGAAATTAAAATTGAAGATTTCATTCTCGGATGTCTTCCTAGATCAATCTCTAGACAGATGGAAATTAAAGATGGAAAGCCGGTTATTAAAAAGACTGAACAGAACCAGTAATTTTAATAAAGG